TGCCTACGTTCCAGTGGAACGCCCAGTACCAGCAAAACCCCACCTCAGAGGAAGCGTCAGTTGTCAAGCGTGAGTGGTGGAACATCTGGGAAAAAGAAGACCCGCCCCGATGCGAGTATGTGATCATGAGTCTGGACGCGGCGGCGGAAAGCCACAACCGTGCCGACTACACAGCGCTTACCACGTGGGGAGTGTTCTTCAACGAGGAGGAAGGATGCCACCACATCATCCTCCTAAACTCTATTAAGAAACGGATTGAGTTCCCAGAACTTAAGAAGTTAGCACTTGAGGAATACAAGGATTGGGAGCCAGATGCGTTCATCGTGGAGAAGAAGTCCTCGGGGACTGCGCTCTATCAAGAACTGCGCCGGATGGGTATGCCCGTGGGGGAATACACCCCGCACAGGGGTAGCGGGGATAAGTTAGCGCGGTTAAACTCCGTGGCAGACATCGTCGCATCTAAACTGTGCTGGGTACCGCAGACCCGCTGGGCTGAGGAAGTTGTGGAGGAGATTGCAGGATTTCCGTTCATGAGCAACGATGACTTGGTGGACTCTACAGTGATGGCACTCATGAGATTCCGTCAGGGTGGGTTTATCAGACTGCCGTCTGACGAGCCCGATGAAATTAAATACTTTAAGTCACGTCGTCGTGGCGGTTACTACTGAGGATAAATCATGGCTACAAACATAGACAAAGGTCTCTACGCTGCTCCGAAGGGTATTGACGAGTTAGGCGAAGCTGAAGAAGCGTTAGAGATCGACATTGTCAATCCTGACATGGTGACTCTGGACGATGGCAGTGTGGAGATCACAATCGTGCCGGGTGAGGAGATGGACGAGGAAGGCTTCAGTGACAACTTGGCCGAGTACATGGATGAAGGCACACTTGCAACGCTGGCAAGCGACCTGACTGAGTTGGTTGATACCGACACATCCTCACGCAAGGAATGGTCAGATACATTTGTTAAAGGTCTTGAGGTGCTAGGGTTCCGCTACGAAGAGCGCACCGAGCCTTGGGATGATGCGTGTGGCGTGTACTCCACAGTGTTGGCTGAAGCGGCGATCCGCTTCCAAGCCGAGACAATGAGTGAAACATTCCCACCTGCTGGCCCTGTCAAGACTAAGATCATTGGCAAGATCACTAAAGAGAAAGAAGAAGCGGCTAATCGTGTCAAGGAAGACATGAACTACCAGTTGACAGATGTCATGGTGGAGTACCGCCCAGAGCATGAGCGCATGTTGTACTCATTGGGTCTTGCAGGTTCTGCGTTCAAGAAGGTGTACTACGATCCATCGATGGGTCGTCAAGTGGCAATTTACATTCCAGCAGAAGATGTTATCGTGCCTTATGGTGCGTCAAACATTGAGCAGGCCGAGCGTGTTACGCACGTGATGCGTAAGACAAAGAACGAGATGGATCGCTTGATGGCAAGCGGGTTCTACCGCAAGATGGACTTGGGTGAGCCCGTTGCGTTTCATACAGACATCGAGAAAAAGAAAGCCGAGGAAGGTGGATACACGCTGACTAACGATGAGCGTTACACCTTGCTTGAGATTCATGCGCACTTGTGCATTGATGGTGTTGATGATGAAGAAGACGACTTAGCAAAACCATACGTGGTGACTATTGAGCGCGGTACGCAAGAAGTTCTTGCTGTGCGTCGCAACTGGGAACCAGACGATGAGTTAACTCGCAAGCGTGACCACTTTGTGCACTATGTATATGTGCCCGGGTTTGGCTTCTATGGCTTGGGCTTGATCCACATCATTGGTGGCTACGCACGCGCCGGAACCGCAATTATTCGCCAATTGGTGGATGCTGGCACACTGTCTAACTTGCCCGGTGGCTTGAAGGCTCGTGGCCTGCGTGTGAAGGGTGACGATACACCGATCGCACCGGGAGAGTTCCGTGATGTGGACGTGCCGTCAGGGGCAATCAAAGACAACATCATGATGCTCCCATACAAGGAGCCTAGCCAGACACTGCTTGCGTTGTTACAGCGTATTACAGAAGAAGGCCGACGCCTTGGCGCTATCAGCGACATGAACATCAGCGACATGTCTGCTAACGCACCTGTGGGTACAACACTTGCATTGCTTGAGCGCACATTGAAGCCGATGGCCGCTGTACAAGCACGCGTGCACTACGCGATGAAGTTAGAGTTCAAGCTGCTCAAAGAAATCATCGCCGACTACGCACCTGAAGAGTACACATTTGAGCCAGAGCAAGGCCCCCCACGCGCACGCCGCAGCGACTACAAAACAGTGGACGTCATCCCTGTGTCTGATCCCAACGCGTCAACAATGGCGCAGCGAGTGGTGCAGTACCAAGCGGCATTTCAGATGTCGGAGAAGGCTCCGCAGATTTATGACTTACCATACTTGCATCGTCAGATGTTAGAAGTGTTGGGCATCAAGAACGCTGACAAGATCATCCCAATGTCGGATGACCAGAAGCCACGTGATCCCGTGTCTGAGAACATGTCAGCACTTGTGGGCAAACCGATCAAGGCATTCATTTACCAAGATCACGATGCACACATTGCAACGCACACGTCGTTTATGCAAGACCCAATGATTGCAGGAACAATCGGACAGAACCCGATGGCGCAACAGATCATGGCTTCACTGCAAGCCCACATTGCCGAGCACTTGGGCTTCTCGTACCGCAAGCAGATCGAAGAACGCCTTGGTGTGCCACTGCCTCCACCAGACGAGCAGTTGCCAGAAGACATGGAGGTTCAGCTTGCACGCCTCGTTGCAGACGCAGGTAAACAAGTTGCACAGGCTCACCAGCAACAAGCCGCGCAGCAGCAGGCGCAACAACAAGCGCAAGACCCGATGTTCCAGTTGGAGCAGGCCAAGGTCAAGATTCAAGAGATGGAAGTGTCTCGCAAGGCCGCAAAAGACCAAGCCGACATGCAGATTGCAGGACAGAAACTGCAGTTGGATAAAGACCGCGTTGAGATTGAAGCGATGAAGGAAGGTATGCGGGTAGAAGCCCAGCAAGACCAAGCCAAAGAGCGCCTCCGTCTTGATGCTTTAAAGGTACTCGCAGTACCACAACAACAGCCCAAAGCGCCGGGCAGCAAGGAGTAATCCATGGCCAAAACCGTCTATGACGTGCTGATCGCAAAATACGCGGAGGATGTGCTCTCCGCAACACAGTTTCTGGCAAACGGAGGGGCTAAAGACTTCTCCGAATATCGGGAAGTGGTAGGAAGGATTCGAGGTCTCCAACTTGCCATCCAAACAACTCAAGACCTTTTGCGTTCTCAGGATAAAGACGATGACAATTGAAGTTCAAAACGCTGTTACTGACGATGAATTGGAATTACAACTTCCAAAGCCCGTTGGTTACAAGTTGCTTATAGCCCTGCCTCAAGTTGAGGAAACAATTGGTGATATGGGAATCATCAAAGCCCAGAAAACAATACATGAGGAAATGCTCATGACTGTGACTGGTTTGGTACTCGATATGGGGGCACAAGCGTACTCCGACAAAGACCGTTACCCAGATGGGCCATGGTGCAAAGTTGGTGACTACGTGGTGTTCCGCGCTAACTCTGGCACTCGTGTCCGTGTTGGTGGTGTTGAGTACCGTCTCATGAACGACGATTCAATCGATGCTGTCGTTGCCGATCCGCGTGGCGTAACGCGTGCATAAGGAATGAACTATGGCGTACCAACCAGTACAGTTTGAATTTCCCGATCCCGATAAAGCGGAAGCCGCTGACAGGGGCGTCAAGGAAAAAGAGAATGGTGATTTTGAAATTACCATTGAGGGTCGATCAGACCCTTTGAAGGAAGACAAGCCTGCCAAGCCCGAAAGGGCTGAGAGGGAAGAGTCTGACTTGGACATTGAAGTGATTGATGATCGCTCTGAAGACGATCGCGGCAAACAAAAGTCCAAGGCTCCTATGGAGTTGACCGACGACGAGATGGAGCAATATTCCGAGCGCGTCAAGAAACGTTTGCAACACTTCAGTAAAGGTTTCCACGACCAACGCCGCGCCGCCGAAGCTGCGGAACGCGAGCGTCAGGAGGCACTGCGGTACGCCCAACAAGTTGTTGATGAGAATAAAAAACTCAAAGGCACGGTCAATAAGAACCAAGAAGTTCTGCTTGAACAGGCCAAGAAACAGGTTGCGCAGGAAGTTGTTAACGCAAAAGGTAAGTACAAACGTGCTTACGAAGCGGGGGACTCAAAAGCCCTCGTAGAAGCGCAAGAAGCGCTCACAAATGCAACACTTAAGGCCGATCGCGTAAATAACATCAAATTACCCCCTTTACAGGACGATAAATTTGATGTACAAACTGCATACAACACCCCAGAACCGTCTGTTGACACTCGGGCTACAGCTTGGCAAGCCAAGAATAAGTGGTTTGGAGAAGACGATGAGATGACAAGTTTTGCGCTGGGGTTGCACCAAAAACTTGTCAAACAGGGCGTCAACCCGCAATCTGACGATTACTACGAGAAGATCAACTCTCGTATGCGACAGTTGTTCCCAGAGCAGTTTACTGACGAGAGCAACGACCTAGAGACCGAAGAGCCTCGCCGTAAGGCGAATGTTGTTGCACCGGCTACACGAAGCGTCGCCCCTAAAAAGATTACGCTGACACGCACGCAGGTTGCATTGGCAAAGAAACTCGGAGTGTCTTTAGAAGACTACGCCAAACAGGTTGCATTGGAAATAAGGAAACAAAATGGCTGAAAACAGACTAAATCGTGAACTGGAAACTCGTGAACAAACGGCTCGTAAGCGTAATTGGATTCGTCCAGATACGTTACCCACTCCTAATCCAGAGGCGGGCTATGACTTTCATTGGGTTCGAATCAGCACACGTGGCGAGTTAGATGCTATGAATGTGTCCCTGAAACTCCGAGAGGGCTGGGAGCCCGTTAAGGCAGTTGATCACCCCGAGATTTTTGTTGCTGGAGTCGAGAATGATCGCTTCAAAGACAATGTCGTTATCGGTGGTTTGATGCTTTGCAAAACCCCTTCCGAGATGGTACTAGACCGCAACGGGTTCTTCCAAGACCAAGCTGCGTCTCAAATGCGCTCGGTAGACCACAATCTCATGCGCGAAAACGATCCTCGTATGCCGCTTTTCAACGAGCGAACAACGAAGGTGACTTTTGGCAAAGGCACTTAATTTTAGGAGTCATAAATGGCATACCCTACCATTTCTAAGACGTATGGTCTAAAACCAGTCAATCGACTGGACGGACTGCCCTACGCCGGAGCGATCCGTCAAATCCCAATCGCCGCTGGTTACGCTACAGCAATTTTCAATGGTGACACTGTTGCTATTGATTCAACTGGCTACTTGGTTGCTAACACCACTTCTAACTCTGGCGACAGCGTTGGTGTGTTGGTTGGTTGCTCGTACATTAACTCACAAGGTCAATTTACGAATGGTCAGTTCTACCCTGCAGCCCAGTCTACATCTACACAATTAGCCTTTGGCTTCGTTGTGGATGACCCCAACGCAGTGTTTAAAGTTGTTGCTACAACTGGCCAAAACACTACTCCTGTCGCGTACTCACGTACATTGGTAGGTACAAACGTGGCGTTGTCTATTAACACTGGCTCGACGATCTCTGGCGATTCCTTTTATGGTATCGACGGTGCTTCTGCTGGTGCAACAGCAACATTGCCAATTCGTGTCGTTGACGTTGTGCCTGATACAGCCAATGGCGCTGCTAACGTAGCCGCTACGACTTATTTTGAATTTTTGGTCAAGTTCAACTTGCACCAATATACTGACACCACTGGTGTTGCTTAAGGAGTCACAACATGGCTATTTCACGCGCACAACTACTGAAGGAACTGCTCCCCGGCCTGAACGCATTGTTCGGTTTGGAGTATAAGAAGTACGGCGAAGAGCATAAAGAAATCTTCGAAACCGAAACTTCTGAGCGTTCCTTCGAAGAAGAAACCAAGTTGTCTGGCTTCTCCGCCGCTCCTGTCAAGAATGAGGGCTCTGCCATCAGTTATGACAATGCACAGGAAGCCTACACTGCTCGTTACACACACGAGACTATCGCGATGGGCTTCAGCTTGACTGAAGAGGCTATCGAAGATAACTTGTATGACTCTTTGTCAGCCCGCTATACAAAGGCTTTGGCCCGCGCTATGGCTTACACCAAGCAAGTTAAAGCTGCTGCAATCTTGAACACCGCCTTCACCGGCTCTGGTAACCCCACATACGGTGACGGTAAGGTTCTGTGCGCAACAGATCACCCCTTGGTTTCCGGTGGCACCAACAGCAATCGTCCTACAGTCGCTGCTGATTTGAACGAGACTTCCTTGGAAGCCGCCGTTATTCAAATCGCTGGTTGGACAGACGAGCGCGGTTTGTTGATCGCAGCCAAGCCCACTAAGTTGATTGTTCCCCCAAGTCTGCAATTCGTTGCAACCCGCTTGTTGGAAACTGAACTGCGTGTTGGCACAACTGACAACGACATCAACGCACTCAAGAACAACGGTTCCGTCGCTGGTGGTTACGCAATTAACCACTACTTGACAGACACCAATGCTTGGTTCCTGATGACTGACGTGCCTAACGGCTTGAAGCACTTCGTTCGTACTCCATTGCAGAACAGCATGGACGCTGACTTTGACACGGGCAACTCCCGTTACAAGTCTCGCGAGCGTTACAGCTTCGGCGTTTCTGATCCTTTGGGCATCTTCGGTTCACCCGGTGCTTAATGATTGAGAAAAAGGGGCCTTGTGCCCCTTTTTCTTTTGGTGTATATTGTCTTTACTCCGGGCTTTCCGGTGCATCAAACAGTCCCGGCTGACGACATACCGATTGATGCACTTCACTTGTATGTAAGGAACCTATCATGGGAATCGCTACTCACCTCGGCCCTTGGCTGCTTGGCACAACACGTTACACAACTGGCACAACTGCCGATCTCGTGCGTAACACTGGCGCAACTATCGTCTCACAAGACAAAGCCGTTGCCTTTGATGATGCCGACGCTACTACAGCCTTTTGCCTCCCCGCTGGCTCACGCATTGTGAGTTTGCAATTCATTACCATTGACGCGTTTGACGCTGCTACGACAATCACTTTGTCTTTGGCTGGCACCGCGATTACTGGCGCAACAACTGTTACTACTGCGGGTCTGGTAACGTTTGCTCCTGTGGCTTCTGATGCTGTGGCAACACTCTGGTCAAATACTGGCGCAACTGATAAGTTGTTGACATACACAGTGGCACAAGGCGCTTCCACAAACGGCGCTGGCGTGTTGGTGGCAAACTATGTTGTGCGTAACTCCGACGGCACAATGTACCAATCTTCTCAGCAAGTCTAATTGGTCTCGGGGCTTCGGCCCCTGTTTTAAAGGAGATTGATTATGATGCAGACGGATGTAAAAGGCGTAAGCTGCCCCGCAAGTACGGACACCACTGCCTACAACGGACGCACTCGCCTTAAAGGTATTTGGTACAGCGCTACTGGCGCTTCTACTATTACCATTAAAAATGGTGCAACTACGTTGTTTACTTTTACAATTGGCGCTGCTGGTGTGTCCAGTATTTGGATTCCCGGCGAAGGCGTATTGTGTGAAACCAGCCTTGTTGTTTCAGTCGGAGCAACATGCACAGCGGTAGCGTTCTATGGCTGAAGCAAAACAAACGGTTCTGGCGGGGCGTAAGCTGTTCATCGGCATCCCCGCGTATGACGGCAAGATTAACATCAAACTTGCGTACAACATTGCGGCGTTAATGCCCAAGGCGTTGCAGTTTGGTGTCTCTGTCAAACTTGGCGACGTGTCCGGATGCTCAATCATCACCATGGCTAGAAATCAATTGGTGCATGAGTTCCTTAAGTCCGATGCTACAGAACTGTTGTTCATTGATTCTGATGTGATTGCCACAGCAGATGACATCTTACGTTTGATGGCCCAGAGTGGTGGTAAAGACATCACTGCTGGCGCTTACCCACGTAGATCAAAAGACAAAAACTTTTTTGCCGATTTGTATTTTGATAAGAACAAAGACCTAGAGTTTGATGGCTCTCTCATGCGCCTTGAGCGTGTAGGCACAGGCTTTATGTTGATTCAACGCCACGTTATTGAAGCGATGGTTGCCGCGCACCCTGAGTGGTTCTATGACTTCAAGGGCGAACAAGTGTGTGGCGTGTTTGATTTCCAAAACCGCAATGGCCGCTATCTCGGTGAAGACTATTTGTTCTGTGATCGTGCCCGCGAGCACGGATTTAAAATTCACATTGACGTGGACATTAGCTTGCCCCACGTTGGTACAGAAGCATTTGAAAACAACTTTAGAGAAGAAGTGGTACTCCCGCTTCTGGACATGATTCGTCAATCCAAACTGAAAGTCGTAAATGGCTAAGACCGCAGCATGGACAAGGAAAGAAGGCAAGAACCCCAAGGGTGGCTTGAACGCGAAGGGGCGGGCCTCTGCGAAAAAGCAAGGCATGAACTTGAAACCGCCCCAGCCCGAAGGTGGCGCACGCCGCGACTCCTTCTGCGCCAGAATGACAGGGATGAAGAAGAAATTAACGAGCGAGAAGACGGCCAAAGACCCGAACTCTCGTATAAATAAATCATTGCGTGCGTGGAATTGTTAACATGGACTTGATGGTTTGGAACGTTCTTTTGTCGTTTGCCTCAGCACTGTTGGTGTTCTGGGTAAAGGTGTCGCACGACGAAGTAAAGCGTCTTGGTATTCTCTTGAGCAAGACTCGGGAAGAAAACGCTGAGAAGTTTGTGACCAAGTCTGACGTGCACAACGACATCAATCGAGTGTTAGCGCGTCTTGATCGTCTTGAGAGCAAGATTGACGACTTCATGAAGGAGCAAAGAAGTGCCCTCGGTTAGTAAGAAACAACACAATTTCATGGCAGCGGTGGCTCACAACCCAGCGTTTGCTAAGAAAGCAGGCGTCCCACAGTCCGTGGGAAAAGATTTTTCAGCGGCTGATAAAGGCCGCAAATTTTCAAAAGGTGGAACTATGGCTAAGAGCGACATGAAAGAAGACATGGCAATGGATTTGAAACAAGACAAGTCCATGATGCAAAAGGCTGTGAACAAACACGAAAGTCGTTTGCACAAAGGTCAGCCTATGACTAAGTTTTCTAAAGGTGGCGTAACCCGTGCAGATGGTTGCGTGACCAAAGGTCATACTAAAGGCACCATGGTCAAGATGGCCGGTGGCGGCTATTCTTGCTAAGGAAACATTATGGCTACTAAAAAATACGACGGCCCACGTTACGCCTATACACAAGGCGTTGGTAAAAAGGCTGACGATAAGTTTGATGTTGAAGCCGTAAAAAAGGGCGACGCTCGACTTTTGGATAGTGATACACCCAATCAAAAAGCCATGCGCTACATTGAAGACGATAGTTTGTCTGGTTTTATGAATCCTAAAGCCGGTGCTGGGCGTGGCAAACAAGGTGGCCCCACAGCCAAAGAACTTAAGAAGTATGAAGACAAGCAAGATGCTGGTATTTTTACTGAAGGTAAACAAATGCCCCCATCCCCCCGTGAAATGGCTAAGGGCGGCGCAGTTAAGAAGTATTCCAAAGGTGGCGTCACTCGTGCTGATGGTATTGCCAGAAAAGGCCACACCCGTGGCAGGATGATCTAACATGTTGGCCAGTCGCGGCATGGGTGCCATCAACCCCTCTAAAATACCAAAAGGTATTGTGAAGAAGCGTCGTGATAACACGGACTTCATGGAGAACGGCGAAATGAAACCTCGCCGCGACAACACTGACTTTACCGAGTACGCTGAGGGTGGCTCTGTCAATGAGGCAGGTAACTACACCAAACCCGGACTGCGCAAGCGGATCGTGTCACAGGTAAAAGCCGCCGCAACTCATGGCACAGGTGCAGGTCAGTGGTCAGCACGTAAAGCGCAACTTGTTGCAAAGAAGTACAAAGAAGCCGGTGGAGGGTATAGAGATTGAAAGCACCGCAAAAATCGCTAAAAGATTGGGGTGACCAGAAGTGGCGCACCAAGTCTGGAAAGCCGTCGAGTAAGACGGGGGAGCGGTATTTGCCCGAAGCTGCAATCAAGTCTTTATCACCAGCAGAGTATGCCGCTACAACCCGAGCCAAACGTGCGGGTAAAGCGGCTGGGAAGCAGTTTGTATCGCAACCCAAAACAATTGCAAAGAAAACGGCAGGATTTAGATGACCACTAGCGGCTCGACCTTCTTTAATCTTGACTTCACGGAAATTGCTGAAGAGGCGTGGGAGCGTGCAGGTCGGGAGATGCGTTCTGGCTACGATCTGCGCACTGCGCGTCGTTCCATGAACCTGATGACCATTGAGTGGCAAAACCGTGGCATCAACATGTGGACGATTGAGGAGGGAACCATCCCCCTCGTACCGGGTCAGAACACGTACGCCCTGCCCAACGACACCATTGACTTGTTAGAGCATGTCATCCGCACGGGTGGCAACACAGCGTCTACACAGGCCGATCTCACCATCACACGTATCAGTGTATCTACGTACGCCACTATCCCTAACAAGTTAGCGGCGGGCCGCCCCATTCAAATTTGGGTACAGCGCATGAGTGGTGAGACAAGCCCCACTGGTACAACATTGGTTGGAACAATCACGTCAACTGCCACGACAATCACAGTGGCTGACGCGTCAAATTTGGCAGGAACTGGCTTCATCAAGCTGGACAACGAGATCATCAACTACGGATACATCACAGGTAATACCCTGTACAACTGTTTCCGTGGCCAACAGAACACTACGGCAGCGGCGCACACTACAGGCGCAACTGTCTACAACCCCAACGTACCAGCCGTGACATTGTGGCTCACACCTGATAACTCCCAGCAGTACACGCTCGTGTATTACCGCCTACGCCGCATTCAGGATGCGGGGGCTGGTGTAGAGACCGGCGACATGAATTTCCGCTTCCTACCCGTTGTGGTGGCTGGCTTGGCCTACTATATTGCCATGAAGGTGCCCGAATTGATGCAGCGTCTCCCGATGCTCAAAGAGGCGTATGACACACAGTTTGACCTTGCCGCAGGTGAAGACCGCGAGAAGGCCGCAATTCGCTTTGTACCCCGTCGTCAATTCCTTGGAAGTGGTGTCTAATGGGAAATAGATTTGCGTCCGGCAAGATAGCCATTGCGATATGTGATCGCTGTGGTTTTCAGTTTCGCCTACGCAATCTTAAAGAAGAGATGATCAAGACCAAGCGGTTCAACATTTTGGTCTGCCAAGAGTGCTGGGATCCCGATCAGCCACAGTTACAGTTGGGTATGTACCCAGTGGATGACCCACAGGCTCTACGCAATCCGCGTAGGGATACAACCTATGTAACGTCA